CTATCGTTGCGCGCCCCATTCCGCCCGCCACCAGCCTATCACCGGCCAGGGCGAAGCCCCCGGCATCTCCACCACCCGCCGCAACCCCGCATGGGCATGGACGAAACCGCCCGGCACCAAAATCATCAGATGCAGTTGCAACGGCCCCGGCCGCACCAGCGCCAGGTCGCCCGGCGCGCCCTGATCCACCCGGACCAGCCCCGCGTTGCCCAGCCAGCGCTCCGCCAGCCCGACATCCCCGCTCCGCAACCCATAAGCGACCGGCCCAATCCCACTCTGTCCCGCCCGCCCCAGCGCCACGACCGCCAGCCCGACACAATCCACGCCCGCTTCGCTCCGCCCATGCAGCCGGAACGGCACCCCCACCATCGCCCGCGCCGCCGCGACGATCCGTGTCGCCCCGCTCATGCGCCGGGATAGCGCGTCAACAGGTCCATCCCAGGCAGATAGGGCTCACCACGAAAATTGACCGCATTGCCAAAGCGCTCCGCACAGGTCGCCAACTGCCGGTCGCACCCCTGCGTCAGCAGCGCCAGCGTCCCAGGCTCTACGCCAAAGACAGGCGGATCGGTCAGCGTCACACCATCCGCATCATTGTCCACAACCCCCTGCGTCAGCCCCGCATTGGCCCCGCCCAGCCAGCGCAGCGTGCCAAACGCATAGTCCCCCGGCACCAGCCCGCCGATCGCCACCACCGCATCCACCACGCTCGTCACCCTCACTACCCGCCGCCGCCCGGCCATATCGACTCGGCACGCCCGGTCGCCCAGCCGCGCGCGGCAATCGGGCGCGGTCGATGGCACCACCGCCGCGCCCAGCACCGCCGCCGCCCCGACCAGCTCGGCGGTAAAGGCCGCCCCTTTACGCGCCACCGCGCCCATCTCGCCCGATGCCAGCAACAGCCACAGTTCGCCCGGCGCCTCCCATTGCGTCAGCCGCAATTCCAGCGCCGCCCCGTCCCAGCGCCCCGCCATCAGGTCCGCCTCGCTGATCGCCTCGCTCGTCAGCGCCCCGCCGACATCGCTATCCTCGCCGTCCAGCCCGATGCCGCTGCGGATCGCCGAAGGCGTCATCCCCGGCGCGGCGCGATACAGCAGCCCGCCGATCATCAGGTCGCGATCATGGCTGGTCAGCCCGATCGTCACCCCGTCGCGCCGTTCGATCCGCCAGCAAAAGGCCAAAGTGCAAAGCGGCTGGCCCAACATCTCCCCCACGCTCATTCGCGTATCTCCACCAACGGCACCGACGGCGCTTCCCCGGCTGCAAAGGTCGCGCGGTTGATGTCGATCCGGTCCTCGGCAAAGCGCACTGGCACGTCGAAGCGAAACCCGGCGGTCAGCAGCACGCCGTCTGCCGGAGCCTCGTCGAACGCGATCACCCCCAACCCGGCATGGCGCCATCCGCTGCTCATCTCGCCCCCATCAGCCGCCACCCGGATCGTCCCCGCCACCGGCCGCGTGATGATCCGCCCCTGCGCCTCGGCGCCCACGCCATAATGGCGCATCAACTGGAAGCTGGTCCGCACCCCGTCACCCATACCCAGCCTTTGATCCAGCGGCCCCGGCACACTCCCCGGTGCCCCGCTGCGATCATCATAGGGATCGGCAAAGCGGAACCCCCGCGCCGCCCCCCGCCGCGCGCGAAAGAAAGCGATCAGCGTGGCGATATCCGCCTCGCTCCGCACCCCCGGCCCCGCGTCGAACGACAGCCGCGCATCCGCCCAATCGCTGCTACGCCGCTCATGCCCGGACGGGCTTTCCACGATCTGCGTCGAAAAGGCCGGCGACACACTCGCCTCCCGCCCTATCCCCAAAGGAAAGACCACATCGTCAAAGGCTTGCATCGCATCCTCCCCATCCCGCCTGAAAAGCGTAAGGCCATCGCGGCACACCTGCGGCAGCGCCCAGAGGAAAGTCGCCGCCGTCCCCCGCGCCACCGACGCTTGCGCCGCCGCCACGATCTCCCGCCACTGCGCCGCTTGGCTCCCCAACAGCACGAAGCCCGACAGATAATGCTGCTGCGCCACCGGATAGCCGAGCCGCGTCGTCGCCAGTGCCACCCCCTGCGCCGTCCGCGCGGGCCGCCCTTCCGTCACCCAGTCATAATCTTCCAGTTGCAGCACATCGAACGCGGGCGCTGCCCAGCCCAGCGGCATGTTCGCCCGCTTGGCCTCCGGTGCCTGCGGGTCGAGGATCGTTGGCAGATAGGCCAGCAAATGCGTCACCGCCCCCGGCACCGCTGCCTTCACCGCCGCGCACAAAGCCGCCGTCGACGCCGCCAGCAGCGCGCCTGCCTGATCCAGCAGCGCACATTGCGCCGCATCCAATTCCCCCCGCACATCGGGGATCGCTACCGGACTGCCGCCAAAGGCCGCCCGCGCGGCGTCGTCATACAGGCATATGCGGCCATCGGCGGGCATCACCCACCACCATGGCTCACCAACCTGAAACCGGATCGGCAGTTCCGCCGCCAACCCTATGGAAACAAAGGCTAGTGCCACCGCCTGCAAATAGCCCATCGCCCCGCCATGCGCGGGCGACAGCAATGTCGATGGCGGCACCCACCCGGTCAGCGCCGGATCGCCATTGCCCGCCCGCTGCTTCCAGTCGTTCCAGCAATGCGCGTCGAACAATTCATAGGATAGCGACCAGATGACATCGAAACCCAGCCGCCTGGCCTGCGCCGCAAAGTCCCGGTGCCACGCCGCGCAGGGCGCATTCAGCGCGCCCCCGGTCAGGCTGACATATAGCCCGTCGCCCACGCGTTCGAGCCGGAAATAATGGCTCATCCCGACATAATGGTTGATCGCCCCGCGATAGCCCAGCGCATGGATCGCCTCGACCACCCGCTGCGGCGTCTGGTTGAAACAATCATCATAGCCCGTCGCGATTCCCAGCCCATGCTCCGGCAGCATGACATCGCCCACGACAAGCACCGATCCCGCCCCGTCGCACCGCATCTCGGTCAGCTCGGCCCAGCCCTCCTGCGCGACGGCAAAGGGCGTCGCGCCCGCATCATAAGCGGGCGGCACCAGCGAGATGAACATCCGGTCAATGTCGCCTGCCCAAACCGGATCGCTTTCGTCAGGCAACAGATAGCCGCCCTCCAGTCCCGCAAAATCCAGCAGTATCTCCGCATCTTCCGGCCCGCCGCTCGCATAATTCCACAAGCGCACATACCAGGCCCGCGCCACCCCGCTTGCATCCCGCCCCTCGATCGTCAGCGTCGGCCCATGCGTCTCGTCCAGCTTGCGCACACCCCCGCTGCGCCACCGAAACCGCAACACACAGTCGCGAAAATCCCGTGCCGTCTCATAGGCAAGCAACGGATGGCTCCACCCATCCACCGCGTCCCAGATCAGCCCCGCCAGATCGCCCGACCCATAAAAGACCGCATCCACCCGCAGGGAATCCGGGCCGGTCGTGACCACGCTCGCCATCATCGGGCGCGGGAAATTGACGGTCCAGTGCGTCGGCGCAAACCGCTTGAGGAAGCGCGTCTCCTGCCCCCGCCGCGCGTCCGCCAGCCAATAATCAAGCCCCGCCATCAGCCCAGCGCCCCCTTCACCGCCCGCGCCACCTGCCGCGCGCTCCGCGCCAGCAAGCGCGGCTCGCTCTCCTGGCCGCGCCCATTGACCGCAATGCTCACCCGCACGTCACGCGCGCCGCCGCCGCCCGCGACCACCTGGCCACTGCTCGTCGGCACGAACATCTCCGGCCCGCGCTCGCCCACCATATAGGCCCGCCCCGGCGCCACCGGCCCGCCCGTCGCCCGCCCCGGCAGCCCCAGCGCCGCCGTCAGCAGCGACGCGCCCAGACTCACCAGCCCGCCGCCGCTGCTACCGCCGCCGCCGACCGCCCCGCGCACCGCGCCCGCCGCAATCTCGTCCAGCATCGACAGCGCGATCCGCCGCAAATCCTCGAACCCGAACTTGCCGGTCCTTACCGCCCGCATCAGCCCCTGCTCGATCCGCCGCCCGGCCCGCTCGGCCCCCTCGCCCAACGGCCCCTCCAGCCCCGCCCGCATCGCCTCGACATCGCGGCTCAACCCCTGCGTATCCGCCCGAACCCGCACCACCAGCGTCTCGATTTCCTCGTCCACGGCGCGCCTCCCGATAAAAAATACCTTCTCCCCGGCGGGGAGAAGGATACGAAGCCTTGCCAGCGTGCTGGCTAGGCGCAGTTGGAAGAGGGGGCTCCACGCCCAACCCATAGAACCACGTCATTCCCGCGAAGGCGGGAACCCATCTCCCACCTCATCACCACGAACAGAGGCGGCGAATAAATTCCCTCCTCCCCGCAAATGACCATCAAACCTATGGCAGCGAAGAGGCCCTCAATCCGGCATCACCCCCATCAACCGCGCCAGCTCACCCCCATCAACCCCAGCCTCGACCGCATCCTCCCCCAACGCCGCGCCCAACACCGCCGCCAGTTCCGCCGGCGTCGCGCGCCAAAACTCCTCCGGCCGCCAGCCAAGCAGCCACCCGGCCACCCCCGCCAGCCGCCGCGCCCCTTCGGCAAAGCCCGTCATTTTCCCGCCAATATCTGCTGCAAAATCGCCTTCAGCACTGGCGTCACCTTCGCCAGCCCCACCGCGACGATCGCCTCGCCCAGCGTCTCCCGGTCGATCCGCTCGCGATCGACCAGGCAATGCCAGAACAAGGCCGCCATATCGCCCAGCGACAATTTCCCGTCCGCCGCGCGCTCGACCAGATCGAACAACGGCCCCAGCTCGGCCTCCGCCGCCACCAGCGCCCCGAAACTTGGCCGCAACGCCAGCACGTCGCCACCAATCTCCAGCGCCGCCTCGCCCCGCTCCGCGTTCGCGCCGCCGCTCATTCCGACACCACAGCGCCGGAGCTTTCCAGGCTCAGCGCATAATTGCGCTCGCCATTATAATCCCCGGCATAGTCCAGCCGCGTCACCAGAAAGCGCCCGCGCATCCGCTCGCCGCTCTCGAAACTCAGCTCATAATCCTCGATCGTGCCCGACAGCGCATGGTTGCGAATCCGCACCTCCGCCGCCGATCCCGTGAACAGCCCGGCCGCCGACACGCTGACCGATCGCACCCCCGCCCCCGACAGCAATTCGCGCCAGCCGCCGGAATCCTTGGAGGTAATATTCACCGCCTCGCCATTTACGGTCAATTGCGTAGTCCGCATGCCTGCCACGGTCGCATATGTTGCGGGGATGTTGCCATCACCCACCTTCAACAGAAACGCACTTCCCTTTTCGACGCCCATGGCGCATCCTTTCATCAGTCAAAGCGTGCAAAACGCAGGTTCAGGAGAGTCCCGATGTTTCTGATTATGTCGCTGGTCACGATGCTCGCCGCAGCCCCTTCGGCCGACGCCGTGGGCCTGGGCCGCAAGGCCTTTTCGCAATGCCTGTCCGCCCAGATAAAGCCCGGCCTCGACAAGCAATTGCCAGTCGGCGAGTTTCAGTCGCAGATGAAAAAGACCTGCGCCGACAAGGAAGCCACCTTCCGCGCCGCGATCCTCGCCGCCGACAAGGCCGACGGCATGTCGGAAAAAGCCGCCCAGGCCGACGCCGACGATCAGGTCGCCGAATATGTCGACAAGATCACCGCCGAATATGAAGACTATAGCCGCCCAAGCTAACGGTCCACCACGCCACCCCGTTCGGGCTGAGCCTGTCGAAGCCCTGTCCTTCCCTTCAAAAAGGACGGCCCCCTTCGACAAGCTCAGGGCGAACGGACACGGTGGCGCACCTCTCTCCCCAGCGGGGAGAGATACGAAGGCTCGGCAGCTTGCTGCCTAGCCGCAGTTGAGAGGGGGCACGACGCCAGCCACAAGCGACGCCTAGCCCCCCTCCCAGACCGCCCTTAGCCGATAGTCGATCACCGCCTGCCACCCGCTCGGCGGCCGCCCGCCACTGCGCATCACCCGCGATCGCACCAGCCGCGCGGTGACGATCCGCCATCCCGAATAGGCCTGCACCGCACCGATCGCCGGGTCGATCCGCCCGATCAACCCCGCCAGCCGACCCGGCGTCTCGCCCGCATCCTGCAGGCCGATGGTCAGCCGCACTTCGCGCCCCTCGACCTGCTTGCCGCCCCATTCGGTGCCGATACATTCGCCGACATGGCCATAGGGCGCACTCGCCCGCACCGGCTCGCCATCATAAAGCGCGTTCAGCCCCGCCATCAGCGCGCCATCCGCCCGCAACGCCGCGATCACCGCGCTACGCACCGCCAGTTCCGCGCTCATGACCCCGTCCTCCCCGCCCCGCGCAGCGCGAGGTCGCGCCACCAGCGCGCCCGCAAACCTCGCGCCGTCACCCGCACAACCTCGCCGTCGATCGCCACATCAATCCCCGCCTCTGCCAGCGCCGCCGCAATCGCCGCCCGCCTGCGCGCCGCCCGCGCCTCGACCCGCCGCATCAACGCCGCCCTCATGCCAGCCGCATCCGCCGGAACGGCCGCCACAGCGCGCTCACCACCGCGGGCGGCGCACCGCCCTCATTCCCGCGCGCCATGAAATGCTCCGCCGCCAGCCGGACAATCCCCTGCCGCAACGCTTCTGGCAGGCCGTTCATCTCCGCCGCCATCCCCGCGCGATAGCGCACCGCCAGCCGTCGCCGCTCGTCCGCCCGCGTCGATCGCACCCATCCGTCGCCCGCCGCATCGATGTCGATCGCATAGGCATCGACCGGCAGCGGCTGCGCCACGCCCTCGCTATCCACCGCCTCGACCGTCTCGATCGTCATGACCGGCCCCGCGCCCAGCCGCTGCCAGCCCTGACTCGCCGCCACCGTCTCGCGCGCACTCCGCACGATCAGCCACTGGCCGACAAATTGCTCGCACAGCGCCGCCGCGCTGCGCAGCAACCCGGCCAGCACCGCATCCTCGCCGTCCGTCTCGATCCGCAAATAGGCCTTGAGTTCATCCAGCGACGCCGCCAGCGCCCCGCTCTCCTCCTGCGCCAGCATCAGCGTTCCTCCACCCTGACCGTCACTGACCGCTCATCGACCTGCCCATCCGACAAGGTGACGCGGTTGGTCAGCCGATAGAGCTGCCCCACCGCCCCGCCGCTCACCCGCACGCTGGTCCGCCCCGGCTCGAACGCCGCATCCTCCACCGTCAGGCCGTCCGCCGGATGGACGCTCCACACACTCGCAATCACGCTCTGTCCCGCCAGATAGGCGGACCAGTCGATCGCATGGTCGATCCGCGCCTGCGGATCTTTGGCAATCAGGCTCATCGGATCATCCTCCCCCGTAACGCTTCCGGCCGATCAGGCGCAGGCCGCACCGCGACCCGCATCCCCTGCCCCGGCCGCACCCCGCCGCGCCACGCGCCACCCCAGGGCGCATCTCCGCCGCGCAAGTCGCCGATCGCGGCGGCACCCAGCGCCTCACCCTGCAACATCCTGCACCTCCAGCAGCGCCAGCCGCGCCTCGATCCGCTCGATCCGCCGCCGCTGCCACGCCGCCTCCAGCGCCAGACACTCGTCATAGCGCAGCCCCCAGCGATCGCCCTCGTCCCACACATCATGGCACAGCAGCCCCAGCCGCACCGCCGCGCCATCGCCCAACAGCGCGTCGATCGCGTCGCGCACCTGCTGCGCCACCAGCCCGATATGCCAGCGCGCGCCCGCGCCCTTCTCCGCCACCGCATCGGCAAAGCGAAACTGCCGCCACGCGACCGCCCCCCAGGCATCGAGCAGATCGTCGCCGACCGCCGCCACATCGCCTTTCACCCGCGCGTCGGACGTGTTGATCGCCCCGCTCGCGGCATAGACCACCGACCAGCGCGCCGCCGCGCTCCCCAGCGCAAAGCCATTATCATTGGACGGCGCGACCGATCCAAACGCGGTCAGCGCCTGATGCTCCAGCCGCAACGCCTCCTGCATCGCCGCCGACCCGTTGCGCCCGACATGGAAACTCATCCGCGACGCCAAATTGGTCGGCCCCGGCGCAGCGGCCGTCAGCGTCGTACGGATGCGCGACAATTCCGTGAATGTCCCGCCCAGCAAACCCCAGGCATTATAATCGCCGATCACATCGTTCGGCCCCACATCGGTCCGTGCGCCGAATGTTCCATTGGCGCGGTAGAGCCGGTTATTGGCCAGGCCACCGAAGGCCAGAACGCGAAAGCTCGCCTGCCCCCCGTCCATGAACACGGACATCGCCTGGGTCAGCACCGATACCTTGCCGATCCCCGGTTCCCACGGATAATCCTCGCTGGTCAACGCATTGATATGCAGTTCCGCCCCGCGCATCCGCTGCACGCCACTCATGCCCAACGCGCCCACATGCCCGCGCACCGCCGCGCCGTCCGCCTGCCCCAGCAGTGCCCGCCCGAACGCCGTCCCGCTCACCGCCGCAATGGCGTCCAATTCCCCGCTCGCCGCCTGCCGCCCCGCCAGCGCATCGCCAAGGCCCGCGATCTCCGCGATCCCATGGCCATGGAGGTTCACCGCCTCCAACCAGGCCGCATGGATGGTCAGCGCCACGGACTTCTCGCCCACCGCAAAATCCACCGCCGCCCCGCCCGCCGAAGACGCCACCGGCGTCCGCACCAACCGCCCGTCGCCATCCAGCGTCCCGGTCCCCGCTTCCCATTGCGCAGGATCGACCAGGCTCATGATCACATAAGGAAAGGCCACCCCCTCCCCCACCGCCGCATCAAAACTCCGAAACCCCGCCATCGCGCCCCCCAGCAGCAACGGCCCCGTCCCCCCATCATGGCAAACCTCCCGCACCAGATCGGCCAGCCCCAGATCAACGATCCCCATCCCACCCCCCAGAAAAAGACCAAAAAAACCTTCTCCCCAGCGGGGAGAAGGATACGCAGCCTCAGCGGCGCAGCCGCCTAGGCGAAGTTGGATGAGGGGGCTCGACCTATGGCCCCCAGCAAAATCCTCCCCTGCAAGGTTCAACAGAGGCACGTGACTCTGTTGAAGGGGACCGGCGAAGCCGGTGGAGGGGTGTCACCCTCACGATAGGGTGACACCCCTCCGTCTGGCTGCGCCAGCCACCTCCCCTGCCAGGGGAGGATGAACTGCCGCCCCAAAAAGCCCCTCCCCTTCAGGGGAGGGGTTGGGGTGGGGGCGTGCCCCACCTCCCGTCTTAGGAAGCCGCAAACCGCATCAGCTTGATCGCCTCGCTATTCGCCACACCCCCGCCGATCCGCTTGACCGCATAGAAATGCACGAACGGCTTGTTGCTGAACGGATCGCGCAGGATGCTCGTCTCATTGCGCTCGGCCACGACATAGCCCGCCTGGAAATTGCCAAAGGCGATCGACAGGCTGTTGGCGGCGATGTCGGGCATATCCTCCGCCTCGACCACCGGATAACCCAGCAACGTCGCGGGCTGCCCCGCACTCAACCCCGGCTGCCAGATGAACGCCCCGTCGCTCGTCTTCATCTTGCGGATCACCGCCAGCGTCGCCGAGTTCATCACGAAACACGCCCCCTGCCGATAGGGCGCGCGCAAACTCTGCACCAGGTCGATCAGCCGATCCTGCGGGCTGGATGCGGCAAAAGCCCCCGCCGCCCCCGACGCCACATATTGCAGCGACCCGAACGCACGCACCGCGTCCGCCTCGTTCGTGGTCGTATAGGTCAGAAACCCCTTGGGCTTGTTCGTCCCATTGCCGGTGACGAAGGCCGCCCCTTCCGCCACCGCAAATTCCCGCGCAATCTCGCTCGCTAACCAGCCCTCGACATCGAACTGCGCATCGTCCAGCATCGCCTGGCTTGCCGCCGGATTGGCGAATAATTCACCCGACGGCGGCACGATCTCGTTGAAGACCGGCGTCCCCGTCTCGGCCCGCGCCCCCGTTTCGCTCGCCCAGCCCGATACGATGCCGCCCGCGCTCACCAGCTTGCGATAGCCCGCCGTCCCCGTCCGCACGACATTGGCGATGGCGCGGATCGGCGACAACGACTTGAGCGTCGTCCCAATCAACTGATCAATCTCGCGCGGCACCGCATAGCCCCCCGCCGCACCAGTAGCGCCGGAAAAGCTCTTCAGCTCCACCCCCGCTTCCAGCCCCCGCCGGACATAGCGATCGACAAAAGCACTGCGCGCCGGATCGACAGCCCCGCCCTTCACCCCATCCAACGCCGGCCGCTGCATCGCCACCCGCAAAGCCCCCAAATCCGCCTCCAAAGCCGCAATCCGCTCCCCCTGCACCACCGCATCAAAGCTGCTCTCCAAAGCATCCGTCATGTCATTCTCCCGCTAGAAAACACAAAAAAGGGCGGCCCCGGATGGGACCGCCCTGAAAAAACAAACCTTCTCCCCGGCGGGGAGAAGGATACAAAGCCTTGCCAGCTTGCTGGTTAGGCGAAGTTGGAAGAGGGGGAACCGCGCTTGCCTACCGCACCCCGACAGCCCATAACAGCGCATGCCCCTCACCCTCGCCACCGACGGCGCGCATCACATCCCCGCCGCCCTCGACGCCCAGACTCTCACCACCCTCGAAACTGCGCTCGCATCGCTCCCCGCCGACCGCCCCGGCCAGCGCCTGACGCACCTCACCGCCATCGCCCCGCTGCTCGCCCCCACCGGCATCATCGGCCGCCTCGCCGCCGCCTCTCTCGGCCCCGCCGCAAAACCCGTCCGCGCCATCCTGTTCGACAAGAGCGCTGCCACCAACTGGGCGCTGGGCTGGCATCAGGACCGCACCATCGCGGTGCGTCAGCGGATCGACACGCCGGGCTTTGGTCCCTGGACGATCAAGGCGGGCATCCAGCATGTCGCCCCGCCGCAATCGCTGCTCGACCGGATGCTCACCCTGCGCATCCATCTCGATCCCGTCGATGCCGACAATGCCCCGCTGCTCATCGCCCCCGGATCGCACCGCCATGGCCGCATCGCCGAAGCCGCCATCGCCGCCCATGTCGAACGGCACGGCAGCTATGCCTGCCTCGCGGATCGCGGCGACATCTGGCTCTACGCCACCCCGATCCTCCACGCCTCCGACGCCGCCCGCACTCCCCGCCATCGCCGCGTCCTGCAACTCGACTATAGCGCCGACGACCTACCCGGCGCGCTGGAATGGCTGGGGATATGACACCCTCAAACCTTCTCCCCAGCGGGGAGAAGGATACGAAGCCTTACCGGCGCAGCCGGTTAGGCGCAGTTGGATGAGGGGGATCGACGTTTCAGCCCCCCTCCACCCTAATCACCCGCGCCCCATCCTGCATCGGATGGCTCACCAAACTCACCTCCACCAGATCCAGCGCCAGCAACTCGCGCGGCCCCAAACCTGCTCCACCGCCCCGCGCCGCCTTCACCCGATATCCAAACGACAGCCCGTCAATCGCGCGCGCCCGCAGCGCCGCCGCCGCCTCGCGCCCCGCCGCCGTGCGCACCGACACCCGCCCGATCACGCGCAGCCCGCGCGCATCCTCCGCCAGCCGCTCGACCGTCCCGATCACGCAGCCCGGCCCATGCTGCCACAACAACGGCACGCCAGCAGCCACCGCGCCGCCAAACGCGCCTGCCCGCACGACATCGCCGCCCCGGTCCACCCGATCGAAAATCGCCGCATAGCCCGCAAAGCGCACGTCCTGCATTCCATGATCTCCGTTCGCCCTGAGCCTGTCGAAGGGCTCGCCTGAACGAAGTGAAGGCACTTCGCTGCGCTCAGTGGAAGGCTTCGACAGGCTCAGCCCGAACGGGCGAGAGGTGTCTGCTCCTCCCATCACGCTCGCACCAACCCCAACAACCCCATCTTCACCGCCATCCCCAGCAACAGAAGCGCCAGCCCGATCCGCACCGCCCAGCCGATCACCGCCCCGCGCGCCGCCTTTTTCGCGTCGCGCCAGGCGCGCAGCAGCTCGCGCAATTCGCGCACATCGCCCTCGGCCCGCCGATCGGCCAGCCCCAGCCGCTCCAGCGCCCGCCCCGCGCCCAGCTCGTTCGCCTCCTCCACCAGCGCGCGGATCATCACCATGTCCACCGCCCCCGGCACCCCCTGCGCCTGCGCCACCAACCGCGCCAGCATCTCGCCATCCTGTTTCATGGCCTCACTCCCTGTTCCGTTCGGGCTGAGCCTGTCGAAGCCCTGCACTTTGTCTTTGCACGATGCTATGGTGCCCTATGCGCCGCCTGTTCATCCTGCCTGTCCTCATCATCGCAGCGGTCGCCGCATGGCTCTGGCGCTCGGATTCACTCGCCATCGACACCTGCCTCGACAGCGGTGGCCGCTGGGCCGCATCGACACCAACCTGCGAACGCTAAGTTTCAAAAATCTCCGCGTCTCCGCGTGAATCATTACAACCCTAACAAAGCCTTCTTCTCCTCCCCCGTCAGAAAATCCGCCGCCACCACCCGGTCCCACAGCGCCGCGCGCTCATCGCTCAGCGCCGCCACGCCATCCAGGTCCGCCTCGATCCGCAGCCCCGGCCACCATCCGGCCAGCCCCTGCCCCAACCCCGCGCCGATCTTCGCGACCAGCGGCAAAATCGTCTGCCGCCACAGCGCCTTGTTCGCCTCGCGATAATTGGCGTAACTATTGTCGCCGGGCAGCCCCATCAGCATCGGCGGCACGCCGAAGGCCAGCGCGATCTCCCGCGCCGCCGCGGCCTTCAGCCCCACAAAATCCATCTCGGCGGGCGTCAGGCTCATCGCCTGCCAGCGCAAGCCCCCCTCCAGCAGCATCGGCCGCCCGGCATTGGCCGCACCCGCAAAGGCGACCTCCATCTCGCGCTTGACCCGCTCAAACTGGTCAGGCGACAGCACTGATCCGTCGCCCGGCTCATAGACCATCGCCCCACTCGGCCGCGCCGCATTGTCGAGCAGCGCCTTGTTCCAGACGCTCGCCGCATTGTGGATCGCCACCGGCCCCGCCGCCGCGCCGACGCAACCCAGACCATAATGATCGTCGAGCGGATGCAGCGCCTTCAAGTGCAGCAGGTTCGTCCGCCCCGCGCCATCTTCGCTCGACAGCCGCGTCACGCTTTCCCCGACCCGATAGAGATAGGCCGCAGGCCACCCCCGCGCATCCGCCTCCACCGACACCCGTTCGGGCCGCAGCGCGAACAGCTCGGCGGGCATCCCGTCCGCCCCGGTCATCAGCTGGACATAGGCATTGCCATGCAGCAGCAGATGGCAGGCCAACGTCTCCACCAACCCCTGCCCCGCCGACGCCCGGCCCACCAGCGCCATCACCCGCGCCCCATCCTCAACCCCGCCAACCTTCAGCGCACACGCCCCCGCCCCCTCGGACACCAGCCGCATCGCCCGCTGCGCCACCGCATTGCCCATCACGCCGCTGCGCACCTGCACCTCATAGCTCGCAGGCCACTCCCCCAAAGCCACCGCCCCGGTCCCCCAGGCACGCGCCAACACCGGCCGCGCATCGCCCTGCACGGCTTTCGTCCCGAACCATTTCATGCGCCATTCTCCAGAACGCAAAAACCCTCTCCCCAGCGGGGAGAGGGCTAGTGAAGGTTGGCGGCCTCGCCGCCTACCGAAACTGGGAGAGGGGGCTCAACGCCCCCATCATCTGAAACCCAAAAATCCTCCCCTGTAAGGTTCAACAGAGGCATGTGACTCTGTTGAAGGGGACCGGCGAAGCCGGTGGAGGGGTGTCGCCCTATCGAGACGGCAACACCCCTCCCTCAGGGCTACGCCCTGCCACCTCCCCTGCGAGGGGAGGAGCGCATCAGCCGCACCACCCTCACCTATTCCGCGCCAACACCCGGTCACAGGTCGAATTCGTCCCCTCGCTCTTGCCGATCACCCGCCCGGCGAGCGCACCCGCGCCCGCGCCCAGCAGCGTCTCGCCAACCCCGCCGCCCGCGATCAGCCCGACGCCGGCACCACCGGCCGCGCCGATCACCGTGCCCTTGTCGCGGCCCTTCTTGCCCTGCAACAGGCAATAGCGCACATCGTCGCGATCGCGCGGCGCAGCCCGCGCCACCCGCGCCCGCTCCTTGCTGCTCAGCGACGCCGCCAGCACCGGGGACGCCACCAATGTCACGCCCACCAGGGCACCCAAAATCTTGACCGTCTTCATGCGCGTCACTCCGTAAATCCTTGATATGATGCAACCGAAACGATCGGATGCCACGCCAAGTTCCGCGCCTCACAACCCCCGCACCTGCGCCACGCCCTGCCGCCCCAACATCAACTCGCTCAGCGCCCACACCAGCGCATCGGCCCGATCCGGCGATCGCCCCGGCCCCTCATAGCCGCCGCCCAGCACCAACCCGCACATCTGGTCCTCCAGCTCCGGGAAAGCCCCGCGATGCGCGACCCGCCCGGCTTCATACAAAGCCGCCACCGGCTCGGCCCGCGCCACCTTGCCCCGGCTCGCATGGACCAGCCGCACCGGCAGCGTCTGCGCCGCCGCGCGCAGCACGCTGTCCACCATCGCGCCGCCATTATTCGCCTCGGCCACCACCTTGTCCGCGCCATGCACCAGCGCCGCCGCCGCGACCGCCCGCGCCCAGACTTCGGGCGAACAGCCCTCGACACTCGCATCCGCGATCACATAGCCGCGCCCGTCGCGGCCCAGCCCCACCACCACGATCCCGCACGCATCGCCATGCGCGGACGCGGGCGGATCGACCGCCACCACCACCCGCGTCAGCAGCGCCGCGTCGCCCGCGCCGCCCGGCACATGCGCCACCCGGCACCGCTCGATCAGGTCGCGACTCCACAAAGCCCCCGCCACCTCCTCGATCAATTCGCCGTCCAGTTCCTGCCGCCCCAGCCGCGTGCCGCCATAGCTGCGCGTCATCGCCGCGATGAAGCCATCGGCCAGGTTCGCTTTATTCTCCACCGTCCGCCCGCGCGTCACGACGACATCGCCATCCGCCACCAACCGCCGCACCAGCGCCACCGGCCGCGGCGTCGTCGTCGCCATCACCCGCGGCGCACTGCCCAGCCGCATCGTCATCATGAAATTATCCCAGGCGCTTTCCGCAAAAGGCCATTTGGCGATCTCGTCGGCCCAGCCATGGCTGAATTGCGGCCCACGCAAACTCTCCGGCTCCGCCGCCCCGAACAGGGTCGCCACCGCGCCATTGGGCCACATCAGCTTGCGCAGCGCCGGCGCAAAGACCGGGCGACACCACCAGGGCGCAATCGCCAGCAGCCCCGACGCCCCTTCCACCATCACCCGCCGCGCCTCGCCCAGCGTCGCGCCGACCAGCGCGATCCGCGCGCCGGGATCAGCCTCGGCAATCCCGCGCACCCATTCCGCCCCGGCCCGCGTCTTGCCAAAGCCGCGCCCGGCCATCATCAGCCAGATGCGCCAGTCGCCCGGCGGCGCCACCTGCCCCGGCCGCGCCACCGCGCCCCAGTCATGCGCCAGCGCCTCGCTCGCCACCGGCCCCAGCGACCGCAACAGCCGGTCGCGCTCGCCCGGCCGCTCGGCCAGCCATTCGATATGCGAACTCTGCATCGCCCTCCCCTCGTCGGGACGGCGACACCGCCCCTATTTGCGCGGCGCCATGCCCCCGAACGTCACGATGCTCGCCGCGCCATCCTTGCCGATCGCCGCCACGCCGATGAAATGATCGTCGACCACCACATCGCGCAGCACCGTCTCGGTCGCGCCGGTCACGACCCGGCTGTCCGCCCAATCCTGCGCATCGGCCCGCCGCCAAAACACCTTGTAAGCCGCCGCCCCCGGCACCGCGTCCCAAAACACCCGCGTATCCATCGACAGCGCGCCATCGAGCGACACGACCGCAGGCGCAGCCGGCGCGCTCGCCAGCGTCCGCAACGCCGCGACATTGAGCGCCGTCACCTTCGCCAGATAGGGAAAGTCCATCCCCTTGACGGTATCGCCATAGTCCCGGCCCTGCTCGACGCGCAGATCCTGATGCTGCCGGTCATAATTCTCGATCCCCACCGAAAAGCGCACCGCCGGATAGCCCGCCTCCAGCAATGGCGTATGATCGCCACCCCGCCCGAAACGATCGGGCCGCCGCACCGCGAACACGTCCAGCCCGATCTGCGGATTGGCCTCGGCAATGTCGTCGATCGCCTTGGCCAGCGCCCGCGACGGCCCGTCATCCTCGCCGCCGATCCCGCGCCGCGTCATCCCCGCCTTGGCGTCCTCGGCCGACCGTATCCCTTCGGAAAACACCCGCACCCGGTCAGCGACGATCCGGCCATTCTGCCCGGTCGTGTTGCCGACAATATCGTTGTTCAGCATCGCCCGCACCTGCCAGCCGCGCGCCTTGGCGATGTGGGCCAGCAGCTTGCCGCCCAGCAAGCCCTGCTCCTCGCCCGACAACAAGGCGTAAACGATCGTCCCGTCAAACTTTTCGCCCGCCAGCACCCGCGCCGCTTCCATCACCAGCGCGCTGCCCGACCCATTATCATTCGCGCCCGGCGCATCGCTGGTGAAATCCATCACATCGCTGACCCGGCTGTCGATATGCGCGGCGATAATCACCACCTGGTTCGGATCACCCGTCCCGGTCTGGATCGCCAGCACATCCACCACATCCGCGCCATCGGGCACCCGCGGCCCGGTAAAGCGCTCCGACACACTCTCGACCTTCAAACACCCACCACAGGTTTTGGATATGCGCGCAAACTCCGCCGCCGCCCAACCCCGCGCCGCCCCAATCCCCCGCTTGGGGTCCGTTGCCGACGACAAAGTATGCCGCGTCCCGAAACTCACCAGTTTCTCAACGGTAGCCTTGAGCCGCGCCGGATCAGGCGCCTGGGTCTGGGCGAGTACAGGAGTGGAAAGCGCCGAAGCAGCAACGAGCAAAGACAGGATTTTCAT